CAAGTCCCCGTTTGTTCTTCTTGAATATCCGATTGATAATCGGTTACTTTATACTTCATCTTCCAACTCCTCCAACTGTTCCTTATATCTTTTTATCTTCTTCCGCCAAAAATCACGTTCCGCTGACCTCATGTGCACCGCTGACTTCTGACTTGGTTTCTTCAGTTCTTCGATTTTTGCTTCTGCTTGCTCGATTGAATGTTCTAGCAATTCAATCATTTGTTGTTTTAAATTCATTTGTCCGTCCATTCTACGACACCTGAAATAACACAATTCCTATTTACACGACACGCAAACGTTTCAGTATTAAAAATCCCGTGAGTTGTTTCAATGTATCTTTCGTATATATTAGAATCTTCACAAAATCACCTTGTTTTAAATCCATCTGAATATCTCTTTTTACTCCTAAATTTGTTCAAAAAAATCAAATGCAACCGTGCAACCGATAAAAAACAAAATATAAAAAATAAATTTCAAGAATCCTTATTTAATAGGCTTTCTCTATTATTACTATTTTTATTTATACTTTTTTAAAAAAATAGGTTGCATCGGTTGCATTATATAAAAATAGTCTAAAAAAACCAGTATTATCAAGGGTTTAAGGGTGCAACCGTTATTTTGATTTATCGGTTGCATATCGGTTGCATGCAACCGTTCTTTTTAAAAAGTGCAACCGATGCAACCGATAGAAATTCAAAATGCAACCGATCTATTTTTTCTTAATTCGTTTAAAACCTTTTGTATTTTTCCCACCAATTCTGAACTGTCCTTTTTCCCAACCAGGATGATTATCCATAATCATATTGATTTTAGTTGATAGCTTTTTATCATTTGAATTTCTCATGAATAAGTTATACATCATCTCACGAGTTGAGACTTTTTCCAGTTTTTTAGTACCGGCTTCAAACTCACCACTATTATCAAAATACTTACTTGTGTACTGATGTTGCTGTTGAATTGACCAGCTTGACCAATTATCAGGTATAGGCATTTCCAGATATTCAAGGACTTGTAATTCAACTTCATCACGATACATAAATGTCTCGCGGTAAATCTCTAGCTGTTCTTCAGTTTCCTTATCAAACATCAAATCAGCACCAGCACGATAGATTGTGACCGCCTCGCCCCAAATTTGTTCGATTGTTTCAGGTTCAATTTCCATAGGGTGTTTTTTCTGTTTCTCCATATTTGCGAGCACAGGCAAGAAACGACGTTCACCAGTTTTATCTTTCAGGTATTCCTTCTGATTCGTTGTTCGTGCGAGTACAAAGTTTTTAGCGAATTCTTCAGTACGCTTCATGTAAGGTTTGCGAAAACGTAAGCTAGTTTTTGAGATAAAAGCTTTTGTTTCAGCAAAACTCATTCGGTTACTAGCAACCATTTCATCGTCATTTACAATCAAAGACTTGAGCATGATGTCATAATTATCTTTGTTTGCAAAATCTGTAACTGAATCGGTGTACCACTTACCACCTAATTTTTGAAGGAGTGAGGTTTTCCCAACACCTTGACCACCAACTAAATCCAACACGTAGTCAAATTTAACAAACGGATCATACACTTTAGCAACTGCACCGACTAACCACATCTCAGCAATCTTTGAGATTAAAGGGTTATCATCGGCACCTAGATAGACTTGAAGCATACGGTCAATTCGTTTGCGACCGTCCCAATTTTCTGCAGCTCTTTCCATATATGCGATAACTGGATTGTACGACCTTTCTGAGAAGAAGGTTTCCATGCCATCCAGCAACGCTTGGTTTGAATAAGCAACTCCTAATACACTTTCAAAATAGACCTTTACAACCGAATCAAAGTTAGAAGGCAATTCGCCTTTTTTAAAAAAGGTGTTTCCTATTTTGATATCCTTTAGTAATTCGTGTTCTTGTGAAAAGTCATTGTGCTTTAGATAGAGACTTAACTGGTCATCAGCTTTAAACGATGCCAGCACATTCATCGGACTGTTAGCCTTGATTGCGCCTTTATCGTTTAAAATCATCTTATCTTGTGAATTTATACTTACTACATCACCAATCGTTCTCACCTCCTATCTTTCTTTATCATACTTTCAACAGTACGCATCATTTCCTTTTCAGGTAAAGGATTTTGACTATTTGTATTTGCTAGTCTAGCTAGTTGAACAACTACTTCATCATCTACTGCTCGATATAATAGACCACCAACAAAACTTGCTAGTTTATCATTTCGCCCACCTTCATCACCAAAACCAAGAGCGATGGTTTCAAAAAGGTTGGTTGTTTGTGTGCGATCTCGTGTATAAGACCGTCTAGCTAAATCTCTTAAACCATCCGTACCGTCATATCGATAACCGTGTGTCTTGCCATATGTTTTTTTGATGGCTCTGATTAAATCTCTGGAAGGTGTTACGATTGTTCCACCTTCCTTTGATTTTTCCAAATCCCACTCATACTGTCCTTTATCGGTTGCAGATGGTGCGACCAACACATAGTTATTTTCGTGAGCTTTGATATCCACGCCTGGTAAGAACCCAATCATCTGTGTGATAGGTTCATCCTCTCTTTTGAAGTAGAATAGATGTTTCCCACCGCTTGCTGTTTTAGCTTGTAAAGTCGGTTCAATTAGTTTTAAGTATTCCCAATTCTTGAGAGAGTCAAAACCGTTTGACTTACCATGCTTATCGATATCGATAACAAAGAAGTTAGTTGTCTTTAAAGCGATATTGGCATTAGGAAAGCCATCCCAAAAGGTTTCAATTTCACTTGCAGTCATGGCAGGTTTATCAGCAAATTCAATCAATGGCATTTTGTTTTTAGGATTGATTGGAATGACTGAAAAGCCTAACTTTTGATACTGCAAAGCATAGTCTTTCATAGATGGCATATCTTAACTCCTTAATTGTTAGAATGGCAAGTCTTCTTCCTTGATATCTGCTGCTGCCATTGTTTGCATTGTGTCTTCTTCAAGGTCATAGTTACGGTAAACTTTACCTTTACTTTCTGTTTCAATGATCACTAGGTTGTAGTAAGAACCAACCGCTTTGCGTTGTAGCGCTTCTTCCAAAGCTTTACCGTCTTCTTCGTCACCTTGCATATTGTCACCAGCAAGAACCAAAGCCTTTATAAAGAATTTCATAGTACGTTCGACAGACCATTTAATGTCTTTACCTTTCCATTCGGTCAATGTTCCGAAAGTAACATATTCAGAGCGACCGTCATAATCACCACCACGGATTTCGAATTGGTAAGCTAAACTTTCCCAACCGCTTTCTGAGATGTTAAAAGTTGCTTTTTTCAAGATTACTGGATAAGTACCAGCTGGAATTGGTGCAGGTCCGTTTGCACTGTCTTTACGTGGGTCAAAGCCTTCTTTTTTGATTGATTTTGCGATATCTAATAAACTCATTTTGTTTCTCCTTTAATTTTTAAAATAGTTCTTTAACTGCTGCATCTTCTTTTTGTTCTGCTGCTGCAGTCGGTTTAGTGTTTGTTGTTTCAGTAGTTTCAACCTTTTTAGGTTTAGCAGGGGTAAGAGCACCTCGTACAGTACTTAAAATCTTCAAGATTTTTTTATCATCAACCTGGTCAGCGTAGTAAGATTTACGCTTACGGTCAACTTCACGGTTGTAGTTGCTTCCAATTTTCTCAGTATGGATCATCAAATCAGAGTTACCGTTGATAAGGTTCACATACTTATCTTTCAAGCTTGGTTTATCTTTAGTTGCATTACCGTTATCATCATATTCAGAGATTTGTCGACTGATATAGATAACGTTCATTGGTAAGGCTTTAAGGTCAATTACCAATTCTGTAATGGCTTGATTAAAGAAATCATAACCTTTACCGTATGGAATTTCTGACAAGGATTTCAAACGAGGTTTTCCAGCTGGGGTTAATTCGTCACAAACTGCAATCTTAATCATTTCAATCACATCATCGATTACATCGACTACAACTGTTTCATAAGAATGTTTTTGTGTTTGAAGTGCCAGGAGGATTTCGCCTAACTGCTTGATAACCGAATTAGTAATTCGTCCAGAGGTATCTTTCTCATTCAATAGTTGAATACTAGGTACGATGTTTGCTTCTGCATTTCCGTCCGTGTTTAATACAATCGGATTCGGAAACTCATTTGCAAGATAAGACTTACCACTCATGGTTTCACCATAGATGAAATAGTTACGAGGGGTGTCTTTTGGAATTTGTGGTTTGTTTTCTGGTAATTTAAACAAGATTTATACTCCTTTATAATAAAATTCAATTACGTTTACATCGTGTTGCTGTCGACTTCCTGTTATGCGCCAAAGCAACTGTCGGTAATCATCGTATTCTCCAGAACCTTCTTCTATTGGATCTAGCACGACAATGGTTTGGTATTTGTGTTGTAGTCCGTCAACACCTACTCCTAAGACTTGACTTGTAGCAACCACTATCTGATTATCAAGACCTTCTTGTATGTCTCCAGTCCATATCCCAATCTCTGGATGTCTGCTTCGGATGACATTTACAATCTGTTTGGACTTGCTGACAATCAGCATATCATGTGGTGCTCGTTCAATCAGTCCGTCAAGTTCTAACATTAAAGGGGTGTCTTGATTGACTGCTCTTAATTTAGGGAAATCAACATCTACACCAGTTTGGTTTAAGTAGCGATCGAAGGTATTTCTTCCAAAAGATTGTTTAGCCATGGCAGTCTTACCATTTACTGTGACTAGGTTTAATCTCCTAAACTCAGCAAGCTTTTCTGGGTTGCCAGGCTCGACCGTCTTTTGATAAAACTTAATCTCAAAACCGTTATTCTCAACTGCATTTTCGATTTCTTCGATTTCTTCCCATCTGAAGAAGTTTGGTAGGTTTGAGACATACTTTTCATAATCTCTAAAATCTTCCCACTTCTCTTTTGAATAACTGAATGGATCATAGACCATTTTTCCGTGAGCTTTTTGCCAATCAAATTTATTGTTAGGTGTTGCCCAACCAAAAACGATTTTTTCTAGTGGGTAAAAGTTTTGACCCTTCTTTCTGATTGGTGTTGCTGAAAGACCTATAGTGTATTTACGCTTTATTTTGCGATACAAGGCTACTTGCTTATCGGATGACATATTCTGCCACTCATCCACTATCAGTACATCACAGTCTAATTTATGCCCCTTTTTGACCTGATTTTGAAGATATCTATCTGTTTGAATGATAGTCTCAACATCTTTATCAAAATTCATAAACTTGACTGCTTCAATCCAACCATTTAGAATGGCCAGGCGATTGTTTGTAATGATGATTTTCTTAGCTTTTTTATGTTTAGCGATGGCTAGAGCGCATATAGTTTTACCTCTGCCTTTAACCTCCCAAAGCTTCAAGAAAAATTCCATTTGTTAATCTTGAACTTCGGGATACTGCCTCCTTTTGCCATTTTCTTAAAATTATATTCGTCAAATTTTATACCTCCATTTATATCCTCCAGCAAAAACTCTATTCTTGTGAGCTAAACAACTTTTAATATTCATGATATGAATACCTGTGGCCAAGCTTGCTTCTCTAACACTTTCAAAACTTGATATTTTATTTCCATTTTTATCTAATTGTTCAATAGGTTTACTCAAGGTTTTTGAAACTCTTTCGTTATGTCCACCATGATCGTTGTTTTCTTTGTAAGTGGCCCATTCTAGGTTACTTGCACGGTTATCATTTCTGATTTCATTTAGGTGATTTACTGTAGGTTTATTTTCTGGATTGGATATAAAAGCTTCAGCGACAATTCTATGTACTTTATGCTTTTTAACTTTTCCGTCTTTGCTGAGCGAAACCATGTGATAACCATGATTATCGTTGTATGGTTTTATAATTCTTGACTTTATAGTTCTATCAGCATTCCCTAAACCATGTTTGACAATGCGTAAACAACTTTTAATTTTTCCAAAATTTGAAACTTTATAATAACCTTCATATCCATTTACATCTTTCCAAATTTCATTATCGTTGTTCATACTCGCTCACCACCTTTCCAATGTCTTGGACAACTTCTTCAATGTCATTTCTCATTGCCCAAAAAAGTCCAAGTCTTGCTGCTGCTCGTATGTCCTGGTGGTGACTTTTTTCAAATTTCCAAAGACCTAAGATTTTTAAAAGGTCGTCTGGAATATCCGACTTGTACCCACCGTTATACTGAAGAATGGCTTCTGGATAACATAACTGGATATATGCGATAGTTTCTAACACACTATTATCTTTTGACTTGTCATTGTCTCTTGATCTAAACTCTTCAACAACCACTACATCAAAATCAAGTGTGTCTCCGATTTCATGAAACCATTTAGCGAAACCCTTCATGCCATACTCTGCTACCCAACTACAAACTAACCTTGCATTGTCTAGTAAGACAATCCCTGTTGTTGAAGTTTCAATCTTATTGGATGCTGGGTCGATTGCTAGAATTTTCATATCTTCTTACCTAATACTTAAATTCTTTCTTTCTACTAGACTTGCACCGACAATTTCAAGACCATTCTTCAAGTCTTCTTTAAGTCGTTTTTTATCAGGCTTCCAAGTCGCTACCTTGTAGCTTTCAGGAAGAACCAATTCATCAACTTCAACTGCTTGAGATTTACGGAATGAAACTTTAAATAGTGGTGTATCCACTCGTTCATGGCCAGTAAGAGCCATACTTGTAGAAAGTGTTTCTTTCAAGTGATCTTTCTTCTTTTCATCAGCCTTGTTCAATTCAGTCAAGCGCTTGATTTCTGCTTTTCGTGCTTCAACATCTGATTCAATGTTTTTGATAACCTTGATATAGTTTTCGACTTTTTCTTCATAGTCAGTTTGCCAATCGATACTATCAAGCGTATCTAGTTTAGTTTCTTCGTCTAATTCCAAGTTGTAGATATCAAGGAATTGTCCAGTAAGTTCGTATAATGTCGCCATGTTTATTTCTCCTCTTCTTTTTCATCTGAATAGATTTCTGCCAATTGTTTAATAATGTCTAGGTTTTTCGTGATTGCTTTGATTTTCTCAATTCTGTAACGCTCATAGTCTGCCAAATCACGTTTGAATGAAATCTCAATCATCTTTAGTTTTTCTTCTAATTCATCATTCAAATATCCTTTAAACTCTTCGTAAAAATCCCCGTCATCATCAACTTTCTTCTCTGTAAGTGTATTGCGTTTACGAATATCATTTATAACATCTAGTATTTCAAAACGAGGTCCAGATACCCATCTATCTTGGTTTTCAAGTGTAATTAAAATTGTTTTAGCTAACATTTTTGTTGTGTTTTCCATGTTTATTTCTCCTTCTAATCGTATGCTTTACCTTTAAATTCATTCTTCAAATCCACACTTCCACATTTAGGACATTCAATGATTGGGTAACTATCGACATACTCGAATGTATTCCCACAATCACGACATCCACATTTCCAGATATATAGGCTCATGCAATCACCCCTTTGGATATGGTAGAGCTAGTAACTCTTCACGAAGCCCCTCTGGTTTTTGTGTGTCAAACGTAAATTTTCTGTCGCAATTTCTAATGTTTGTGCGTGCGATGGTATAGAAATCTTCTTTTTCTTCTACCACTTCCACTTTCTGTTCTTCTTTAGCAGTGAGTACCATCACTGTGAATAAGGTGATGAATATCACTGCAATTCCTAGTAATTGTTCTGCGATATTTGGTTCTGTCATGTTAATTTTCCTTCTCTAATTGTGAAATCATATTTAAAAGTTTTTCTAATTCTTCTTTACCGCTGATATAACCGACTACATCATCTGTAATTTTTGTATCATAGGTAAGATTCCATTCTCCAGTTTCGTTGTCATGTTTTAACACGGCTAACTCTAAATCATATGAATAAAGATTGTGAATAACACTTGCGCCATATCCGTTTTTGAAGAGGTATTCGTGTCTTGGATATTTATCACATTGTTTTGTTTCTCTAAAACTTTCACATTCGATTTCAATTTTTGGTATAAAGTATTTCATGTTACACCTCCAGTAATTTTTCTAAGTCAGCGATGCGCTGATACAAGATTTTATTTTCTTGTCGTGTTTCAATCAATTCACGGTTCAAGTCTAATGCGACTAATCGCCAATCTTGATTGACTTCGATTTTTGTTGTGTTAAAAAACCATTTTGTAAGTTTATCTAGTAGTTTCATGTTAAACTCCCATTTGTTTTTCTTTTTTTAGATTTTCTAGCATTTCTGCCAGAGTTTCTTTTTTAGTTCTGTAACGATTTCTGCTTTTCCATTTAACGAATAATCGGAAACCTTCATAATTTATAAACACTAGCTTGTGTGTTGGATTGTCAATGAATTGTTTAAAATCTGGATGATCTCGCATTTCAGTAGCCCAAACTTTAGCAGTTCCAACTGTCAGACCTTCCCACATCTGACAGAGGTGTTTGTAGTCACCATGTGTGGCCTTTTCATTGACATCCACAGGTTTGTAAGTAATTTCTACCTTGGGCATAGATTTTCCTTTCTTTTTGTGATATAATTCAGTTAGTTATTTTAGTAAGCGCCCGACTTCTGTTAGGTGCTTTTTTTGAATTAAGCCACATCTTTTTGCTCAATCAGTGGCAAAATTCCTTTTTTATTTTTAAGTAAATCGTAAAGGAACAAACGCCCTTTTTGAGTCCAGTATGTATGCATCTTGCTATAATCTGCATCGATTGTATGAGTTTTTGATTGAGTATAACCTTTACCTGCGTATTTTTGATACAAGAGCCAAGTATTTCCTTGTTTGAATTGTACTTTCAATTCATGGAGAATCTTATTTAATTTTTTTGCGCTCATTCCATAATCTTTTGCAATTACAGAAATTGCCACTAGTGATTTGTTTTGTAGCACCAAATCATAATAAGATGCTTTGGGCTGTAGCTCTTGGATAATTTGATTTTTTTGAGCCACTTCTTCCTGCGCTTGCAATCGTAATTTACGTTCTTCTTTTAATTTTTGAAGCGCTGCGATTGCCATGTCTGGGTTATTAAGCAGATCATCAATAGCATACAAGCCATGCTTACGAATTGATTTCAAGATTTCTTTGACTTTCTTTTTGAACTCTTTAGCCAGTGGCTTACGAGATTGCATAAGAACTTCATAGAGACCGTTTTCTGTCAAGAGATTTACTTCTCTTATTTGACCTGCCCTAAGGATTGTTGAGGTCAGCTTTTCATCATCATCTACTGACTTTAACATTTCCGTAGGATTGCTATGCTCAATCCATTCTGCAACATCCTTTGCGACAAACAGTGGTTCATCTGCTGTACCGTATACCGTGAAGTGTTTACTGAGAACTTCCTGCTCAGTTATTATTTGTAATTCCATGTTATTCCTCCAATAATTGTTCAAGACGAACGTTTAAATAATTTGCAATTGATTTTAGAGTAATCGCCGATGGTGAACTAGTGTTCCATTTGCTGATTGCTCCATTTCCTAAGTCGAGGTCTTTCTCGATTTTATAAATCGAAATTCCCTTACTTGAAGCAATTTCTTTTATCTTGTCATAGATCACTTCTAACACCTCCTTTCGTTAGAAAATTTTATAAGAAAATAAGCGTTATTCGTTGACTTTTAATAGAAAATAGTCTATTATGAGGGTATAAGAAATACAGCTATACCATAAAAACAGGTACAACAAAAATCTTGGCGGATTATTCTATTTGTATTTTATGTTAGCTGGTCAACTAGCTTACAAAATAAGTATAAAGGAAAATTTTCTATTTGTCAATAGTTTTAATAGAAAATTTTACATTATTTTGTAAAGCCTTAATTTTGGAGGTTTTTACACATGACTATTTTAGACAGAATACGTTCGTTAGCCAATGATAGGAAGGTTACTCTTGCTGAATTGGAAAGGAGTTTAGACTTTAGCAATGGAAGTCTTAGAAAGTGGGAAACTTCAACTCCGAGTGGCGATAAAATTGAAAAAGTTGCTGATTACTTTAACGTATCAGTAGATTATTTATTAGGCAGAACAAAAAATCCTTACGCATCTAACGAAGATTTGATGAACACTCAAGAACTTGAAACTTTAATAATGTTTCGAAAAGAAACTGAGGATATGACTGATGATGAAAAAGAACGTTTTAACAAAGCACTGTTTAGTATGTTGAAAAATGCTCGTGCTCTTGCCAAAGACGATTCTTTCTGGAAGTAGGTGTTTATTTGAAACGATATTCAAGACCCTCAAGAGAAATTTACTTACAATATCAAGAAAACGCAAATAGACTACTTATGGATATATCTGACCATTTCAATATTCATATTTCTCAAATCACTTTCGACCTAATCATTGAATTTTTCGAAACTAAGTTTAATATTCTATTTGTTTATTTTGAAGCAAATTTAATGTACAATTGGTTTCCGAATAAGAAGCAAGAACTAAAATATAATTTGACTTCAAATAACTCTCTCTTGTTAGTTGATTTCAGTTTTTGCAATGTTTGTTCTGGGATGACAATCCCCGATTTCCAAAAGAACCGCTTTGTCGTTTACATCAATCAAGATGTGATTAAGGGGAGAGTTATGTTTACAATCCTTCATGAATTAGCCCATATATACTGTCATCTCATGAGCTCTGTTTATAACAAAGTTCTAGTATCTAAGACATCGTCAAACTATAGCGATTCATATCCAGCTGAGATTGCCCCATTAGAAGATGAAGCAAATATCATTGCATCAATTTTGTTTCTCAACGATTATAAATTGCTTGAGTACATAAATTCTGGGCTTACATTCAAACAACTTATTGAGCTTAGTCAAATGTCGAAACCTGCATTGCATAATCGTTTGATGAACTTTCTAATGTACAATTGTAATTGTCAAGAATATTATGCTCTCAATATCGTTCAAGGATACAAAAAAGACGAAGGTTGGACAATTATGGCTCTACAACAATTTCAAAGAGAATTGCAAGAAATTACTTAAATTACAAAAGGATTAAGAGAGAATAAATTATGAAAATAGGCCCTCGAACACCAAATATCAAAAAGAGAGTATCTGCACGTACAACTGGAGCGGTAAAAAGAAGAATTAAAACAGGCACATCACCCCTTTATGGACAAAAGGGTGTCGGTTGGGTTAAAGATCCAGAACGTGCAGCATACAATAAAATATACAACCAAACAACAACTGATTTTGATTTAGCAGAAGGTTGCTCGTACGGTTGCGGTTGTCTTGTATTTATTGTGATGATGGTTATTCTATATAACTTCTTATCAGCAATACTATAAAAAAAACCTCACACTCGCCTGCAAGCAAAAGTGTGAGGATGTACTGTATAGAAAGAATGGCATTAAAAAGCCCTCTTTACTATACCCATTTTACCAAGAAATGAGGGAAAAAGCAATGTGGATGGAAGAACTTTCCAACGGAAAATACAAATTTTTTGAGAGATACAAAGACCCATATACCGAGAAATGGAAAAGGGTATCTGTTACCCTTGACTCTGGATCAGCCAGAGCGAAAAAAGAAGCTCAGAAGCTTTTAGAACAGAAAGTTACGAATAACGTACAACGTATAAATTCTTCTGATCGATTGTTCAGCGATGTTTTGAATGAGTGGTGGGAATACTATAAAACAACTGTTAAGAAAACAACAGTTACTGCTCGTACCGCTCCTCTTAATCGTATTAAGAATGATTTTGGTATAGATACACCTATTCGAAACATCGATACTGCTTACATTAAAAAATATATCATGGATAGCAACCTTACAAAAGCACAGTTAAAGCACTTCAAAGATATCCTCAATGCAGTTTTTGACTACGCTCAAGAAATAGGGATGGTTAAAGATAATCCTGCTAGGTCTACCAGATTGCCTAAAAACATTGCCAGTTTAGAAAATGTTGTTGCTGTTAAACAAAAATTCTTAGAGCAAGAAGAGTTGAACAGTTTACTAAAAGAACTATATAGACTCAAACGAACATACAGAGCAGGTTTGTTAGCAGAGTTTATGTCATTGAATGGTTGCCGCATTGGTGAAGCTGTAGCTATCCAGATAAGCAACTATCACAAAGATGAAAGATTACTTGATATTCACGGCACGTTAGATAGTATAGACAAGAATGCTCAAAAAGAATTTACAAAAACAATCTCAGGACATCGAACCACACAACTAACAAATAGGGAAATTGAGATCATAGATGAGTTAATCGTGTTGAATGATCTAGAATCTTCGGTAAAAGAAAATTGGCCTGAAACAGACTACATTTTTTTAAATAATAACGGCTATCCGATTCAAAGAAACTCTTTTAACATCACTTTACAAAAGGCAAATAAAAAATTGGATGAGCCAATAAAAAAACATCTCAGCTCCCATATTTTTAGACACACGCTGGTTAGCAATCTAGCAGAAAACAACATCCCTCTAAAAGCAATCATGTCAAGGGTAGGACATAAGGATGCCAAGACAACCAATCAAATCTACACACATGTCACAAAGAATATGGAACATGCAGTTTTAGATGTTTTAGATTCTATATCATCAAATAGGAAATAAATAGTTTTGCCCCTTATTTGCCCCTTTATAGAAAAAAATACCTATCACCCAAGCGCGAACGCTTGATGTGATAGGTTTTT